GTTGTATATAGTATCGCTTGGTCTTAAATTAGCAAGTTTTTCAGGCCAACTATAATAATTATCGGGCATACCTGCTGTGTAGCTGCAACCTAAGCAAACTATATTCATTCGAATACTTCTTCGCCTTCAGTTAACTTGTAAACAGAAAACTGGTCTGTTTTAAACATTTCGTTTAATTTTTTTGCAAGATTGTATGCGTGACCAGGATTTGAAAAGGAAGTTTTTTTATACTTAGGACCAGGATAATTAGTTAGTGCATTAGAGCTTTTTAAGTTGAACGGTTTTCCGTTATAAAAAACCGCCCAGATAGCTTCAGCGTCAAGTACCTGCTCGCTTTTATATGTTTTATTATTAATGTTTTCTAGTAAAACCGTCGGTTTTGGTCTACTCATATGCGTATCCTTTAAATTATATACGCATATATTTATCTTTTTTTTAGTTATCTACGTACTTAAAAAGTAGAACTGCCGCCAATATTAACTTCAATAACTTCTTCGTTATTATTTTTAGAATCAACAACTAATTTTTCTAGATCGCCTTGTAGTCTGCTCATAACAATACCAAGAGTAAACGCAAGATTTTTTGCTTGATCAATTGGAATTCTTATGTCTTTTGATCTGCTTGCATCTGCACTTTTTACTTGTTGAATAAACTGTTGTAAAGGTATTGTATTAATCGGATCGACTGTTTGCACGACTTAACTCCTGACGCATTTCTAAATCTGTTTTAAAAGGTCCTTTAAACTTATAACGTTCTATAGTAATTTGTTTAGGACAAAATGATTTAACCCAACCTTTATCGAATCTAATAATATAGTATCCGGCGCAGTATGAGCTTTTAGATTTTTCACTTTTTGTAAACAAAGGTAGTTTACGCTTAACATCATACATTGTGTTGTAAGGTTTTACACTAGTAGGAAATCCGTGAACGTCAAACTTAATATCTGTGTCTAAAGGAAGGTCAGCTTCTGACCAAATAATATCTACACCAAACTTTTTTTTCATTTGACGTTTATTATCAAAGAAGCAAGTTTCGATAGAATTACTAAACATATATCTATCATCATTCCAAGATAGTGTTCCTACCTTTTGATTATCGTCTTCGACAATCCAAAATTTATCTTTTAATACAGGTTTTGCTTTCAATGTCATTTAGGGTACCTTGCTTGTAATGGTTCTGCATAATGTTGTGCTTGGTCTGCAATACGTTGCATATCCCATTTAGCACAGAACTTCATAAGACGCATACCTACTTGTGTAATGTCTTTAGGCTCTACTTCTGCAATAGTGTTATTAATTATCTCTCTAATGTCTGCAGGTTGTGCAGTCAAATCACACAATGTCACGTTACGATTGTAATCGTCTAGTACACGATGCTCTTCACCGTTATGATCTACCCAACGCTGCAACATCATATTGTTCCAGTTGTAACCTTTTGTAGCCTTATCTTCAAATGCTTCTATTAAACCTACTTTATTCTTAGTGCCTTTCTTACGCACACCTGGATATGCACTAAACACGTTATCGCTAGTGTCGCCACGCATACACTTTTCAAACAACATAAAGTCAGGCTGTGGAGCAGGTTTTGCTTCCTTAGTTTTCTTATCAATTACAGGTGTACCTTTATCTGTAAAGTAACCTTCGTGTGTAATAGTAGTATTGCTAACGCCATTATACTGTTTTACATTAGGAGCAATTAGTTGTGCAAAGTCACCGTCTGTACTAATAATAATATGATTGTCATCGGGGTGTGCCTGTACCCAACCTGCAATCAAATCATCTGCTTCTAGTTGCGGATGACGTATAACAGTACAGTTAGTCTTCTCAGTAACAAAGTTTTTAAACTCGTCAAAGATTTCCCAAAATGCTGTATCTTCTTCTTGCTGTGTAGGAGTAAGTGCATCACGTGCTTCTTGTCGATTGCGCTTGTAAGGTTTGTAATAATCCTTGCGCCAGCTACGTCCTTCTAAACAAAACACTACGTGATCTGCATTAAAGTCAGTCCAAGCCTTTTTTACACTGTTAAGTGTAATGTGTAGTGCCATACCTACTTTAGTATCAATGTCGCCACGTACTACGTGACGAGCTCTAAAGAAAGTGTTTGCTGTATCTACTAATACATATGTACTCATTGTATTACCTTGTATTGTGTTAATTTAAATATAGTATAACATACTTGCATACAAGTGTCAACTAACTTCTGACTTTCCTTTAGCAATTGGTACTACATTAATGTATCCTGCACCTCTATCAGTGCTTTGTCCCTCTGCTTCTAACATATTGTAAACAATATCACGGAACCAACGATCTACAATTTCTTCTTCTGGATCGTTGTCTACACCGTAGCCTGCTTCGATTAACTGTGCAATAAAGTATTTGTTCCAGTCAAGTTCAAAAAATCCGTTACGAACATTATCTTCGTTTACTTTAACATCGAGTACATTTACCCAAGGCTCTTTGCGTCTAGTAGCGTATTCTTTAGGATCTTTCTTTTTAAGAAATTCTAATTTTTCTTGTTCAAACTTTTCTTTTTCTTCTTCAGCCTTTTTATCTTTTACAATCTTATTCCACCAACCCATTATAGTTGCCTCCTTACTTTTTCATATTGTTCTTCAGTAATTTGTTTACCCTGAAGGATTTTGTAATCTTCTTCACTAAGTCCCCCAGGCATTCCCGAATAGTGATATATGGAGTCTTGGGGTAAATCGCCATCCTTCTGCCATACACGCTTCGGCAACGTCTTTAACGTTGAGGGAATATTCTTCACTGCGTCCGCCCAACGGCATAAGGTATACCGGACATTGTACCCCGGCAGTTCTGTAAGCGTCCACAGCAGCTTTAACTTCTGCAAAATCAGATTGAGTAGCGACAACAAACTTGAAATAAATGTCACTACCGTTAACAGTACTATACTGATGAGCGACAACAGGCAGGATAGCAGTATCCCAAGGTTCTCCGCTAACACTAAGTTTCGGGGAACAACTCCACGTGATTGTAAATCGTTCTTGAGTGTTAAGATACTCGTAAAACTCCGAGTGTAAAGGTTGTGTAGTGTTTGTTTCAAATGTGACATTTTTAAGATCCTGCATACGTGGATGTTCAAATAGATCAATGTAGAGTCTTTGCCACGCTAACAAAGGTTCTCCACCAGTCAAGATTAGATGAACGTCTTGACCATTATCCTGTACCCACTTACCGTTAGGAGTAAGTGATAGCAAATGTTCGACTACTTCGTCAACAGTTGCCTGTCGATTAAAGTGTTTAAACTCTGGATAGATACTTGCATATGTATCACAGCCTGTGTGAATGATAGGCAAATCTTCAAACTTTTCAGTTGTTTCGTGTACCTTAGCATCAATTAATGCTTTTACTTCTGCATTATAACGATTGCCTTCTTTGTGCTGTTCCCAACGATCTTTTTTAGTATCAACACCAAAGTTCATACAACGAAAGTTACAACCAAAGGTGCGTAGGAATACACTAGGTACTCCTACAAACTTGCCTTCGCCTTGCACACTATAAAATGCTTCTGAATATCTTAGTTTCATTGCTGGCTTTCTATTAACTGCTTCATATGACGGATAACCTTTTTCAAATACTGGAGCCTCCATTAGCAGCTAAACTCCTGTTGTAGTTTAATGTTGTCAAAGAACTCTTTCTTTGTACCGAGATCATCTTTAAACGCACCACGTAGTACAGTTGTTTGCGTTAGCGAACTATGTGCCATAATACCACGGTTCTCGCAACAACCGTGTGTTGCTTGAATATACACACCTAAGTGTTCTGCACCAGTTGCCTTTGCAATCTCACGTGCAATATCATTTGCAAGTTCTTCTTGCAGTGTGCCGCGTCTAGCACACCACTGTGCAATGCGTGTGTATTTGCTAAGACCAATTAGTTTTTCGCTTGCAATAATACCAATGTATGCTACACCCCCTACTGGCTGGTGATGATGCGAACACATACTTTTTAGTTCTGAACGAACTACTAGCATACCTTCGTAGCGTTCGTCTGAGTCATTTGGAAATGCAGTTGCACTTGGAATAGGATCATAACGTCCTGCCATAATCTCATTAAAATACATCTTAGCAAGGCGTCTTGCTGTACCTTTTGAGTTAGGATCATTGTGTCGATCAATAACAAGTGCATCTAACACTTGTTCAAATGCTACAGTAGCATCTTCGATAAGTTCTTCCTTATCACCTTTCTGCAACACTTCTGAAATGTTGTCGCCAGCCCAATAGCGGATGCCAGCTTCTTCTAGTTTTGTTTTAATTTGTAATGCTTTGCTCATTTATATCTCCGATGTTAAGGCAGAGGATTGCCGTGTACACTGCATAATATACTATACAGTATACACTTATTTAGGTTACTTGTCAAGTATATTACACAAAATATTTGTCTAACATTTCTAGGCGATCATTTGCAGTTGCCATTTTATCAAGTTCTTCTTGGATAGCTTCTACAATATCACTATGTTCGCCGATACCAACACTTTGATTCATATAAACCATAACGTTTGTTTTTGCTCTTTCAAGCTCGCCTTCGGCGTGCATCCGTGCTGCCTTAACTAACTGTTCTTTCAAAGTCATAATCCTTCCTTTAATTTATAATTTCCTTTGTTTGGGATGACGTGCCGCACACCGCCCCTTGGATCTTCCATATCACCCTTGCGGCGGGGTATAAGATGTACGTGTGGGTACATAATTGTTTGTCCAGCTTCTGCTCCGATGTTTTGTCCGATATTGTAAGCATCGCAGTAGCCTTTTTGAATCCAATCATATCCCCAGGCATAAGCTGCTTTATAACATTTAGACAAATGATCCCAATCTTCTACCTTAGGCACAAAAAGTACGTGGCCCTCGGTGACTGGAAAACCATCTTTAAAAACAGTAAATTCTCGTGTATCAACTAATACATCATTCCAAGGCACTTCATTAAACTGCATATTTTATCCTCCTATATTTTCCCAAGGATAAACTAGCCAAACATCTTCTTCTGCTTTGTTAACTTCGTGTACACTATATCGTACATTGCTGA